GGCGAACTCCCCATTTCATTCCTTTAACGCCATGGTGATACAATTCGTTATTCATTTTGAATTTCCATCCTTTTTGATTTTTACAATATTTAGAGGATTGATTTTATTAAATACTAAAAGAAAATGGCTATTTTATCCTCTCTCTTCATAAAAGGGAATGTTTTTTTCGCGCGCAAAAAAAAGCAATAAAAAACAGAGACACCGCTTAAAGTATCTCTGCTCAAAACAACCGAATCATTTATTATCAAGATGCTTTTAAATATACATTCGCATCTTTATCGATATAACATTTCATATCTTTACCCATTGAATGTAATGCTGAAAGAAATTGTTTATGTATATCTGATTCTCTACCACTTCCGAAAGAATCTATAACTTCATTCACCATATCTCCCAACGCAATTTTATCTATTTTTTTCAATGGTCCATTTTTAAAATCATGAATGCTTGCGCTCAATTTACTAAATCCACTAAGCATTCGTTTTTCGCATTTCATCAAATATTCAACAACATTGTTTTCAATCCATTGAATGTGTGTATTCTCAAAATTCTGCGAATAATAAATCTCTAGCAAATTACTCATAACATGTAACTGCATGGAAAGTTCTAAGCAACTTTTAATTCTAAAAGCCTTATCAACGCATTCCTGTAAATCGCTTGTTTCACTAACCGCATCATTTAAATCAGACATATAAAATTCAATATCCTTCATTGCAACTTTTCTAGCAGCTTGAAGACTACTGATGGTCGCAATCCTTTGCTCATTACATGACATTATAGAAGCGTAATTTTCATAAGCATATTTTGTAAAACTAACTTCTGCAATTAACTCAGCCTTCTTATCTCCATAAAGGAATTCAAGAATTTTATCAATACTTTTGCTTAATGCTTTTAACTGATGACTAATCTCAGTCAAAAAATACTGACTGGTAATAATTGACATTACAGCAAATCCTTGTACTATTGCAATCTGTCCGGCACCGGTCTTTTCTAAAGAAGCATGAGCGATGATATTTCCTGTGCTATCTTGAATCGGCGTTCCGACTCCACCCTTAGCATAATTCATTAAATGGCCATCTACCCCATTTGGAAAATGAACAATATATGCATCACTTAGTTTCTCCGTTGCTAAGAGTGTTGGAAATTGTTGCACCAACCCACTAATTTGTATTTTCTGTTCATCCGTAAGAATAAGCTTTTTATACTCTTGCTTTTGCGAAATATCGGTGATTTTTTCACAACCAACAACATCAAACGTTTTCATCATAGCCCTCTCTTCTTTGTAAGGATTCTTCAGACGCAAATAAAAAGTGCGCCCCAATTTGAGAGACGCACCGAAAAAGAGCATCTCTTATTGTTGCCACACAATCTCTTCGCCATTCAAGGGTACGAGTAAAAGAGAATACACTTTTTACCAAAGTTATTCCCTTGAACGCGATTTTTACTATTAGATTGTGTGGCTCTTATAGTATAACATGAAGCACACCAAATGGAAAGTGGATTCCGTAGCAAGATCCTATGCCGCAAGCATCTTAGCACGCTTTGCCATATCATCGTAAATAACCTTGGTTCCATCCTCCAAATATACGACAATGCTCATGTAATTGTACGGACGATAATCCCGAGCTTCTTTTGACAGCCGCGGATACACCGACTTGAAATTATTGAAAATATCTTTCCATGTCACTTTACGCTTTACATTCATGGTACACCTCCTATCAGATACAATCCTCCAAATGGATAACATACATGTGGATTATCTTTCCACATCCAAACATCTCCATGAATTGTTTGGAACGGATTTCCATCCGGCATTTTCTTAAACCAACCCTTCGGAATATCTTTATCCGCTTGCAAGTGATACGGAAAATGTTCGCACAACCAATCCTCGACCAATTTCTTATCAGCTGTCATAAAATCACCCCTTTCTTGCTTCTGGTCAAAAACCCACTTTTATTCGTCTATTACTATATATTTTTAAACTTTCTATCATAATAGTTTAGTATTAAAAGTGGGAAAGTGGGCAAAAAGCCCGCAAACCCGCATAAATACTGGGTTTTTGCTGGTCAAATCCGGGTTTTTGAAAGTGGGCAAAACCGGACAAATGACCAGAAAATTGACCAAAATTATGAATTTTTCATCAAATCGACACAATTTTTTCAGCTTTGGTCAAAAATATCTGGGCTTTGGTCAAATCCTAAAACCCAAAAGTGGGCAGAAAACAGACCTGCTACTACAAAGATTTTTAACCTAGATTAGCTGAAATCGGTCAGAAATTTCGTCTCTGATAAGGCAAATTATGCTTCATAACAGGTTTATAATTGTACGTAGACATCTTAGAATCCGGCACACGCTTTACAGATTTATGCTTCCGACCGGTACGAATTTTACGAGTCTCTTCCTCAGAATCATACATATGTCCGAAGACATCGTTCAAAGCTTTAGTCAGCTTCTCCATCGTCTCTAAAATACTCGTCATCGCGCCTACCTCCAAACCTTTCCAGTTCTCTTGTCTTTAAGTACAACTCGTTCTTCAATATGAAAATCTGCCAATTCACAAATCGAAAACAGAGTATTCAGTAATTGACGAAATCTTGCCTCATCTTTATCCAGTTCCTGTTCTACATTCTTAATCGCATTATATGCTGTCGGGTCGTTGTAACCCTCTGCATTTTTTCTGTCGTCCTTAGCTGTCATCTCTACCTCCCTATTCATAGCTATTAAATTTGCTTTTGTCAGTTTGTATATAACGTTTTTAGATTTCTACTCGTGCTTCCATGCCCTTCTTATTTCAGCCTGATACATACCGACACATCCTTATTGCATAATGCAATTTTCTCTCGATATAAACAGTAGAATACCTAACATTAAGGTAAATAAAAAGAACGTTGCGTCCCATTCAATCGGGACTGTCAACGCTCCAAGTATAATGAATATAATTCCATAAATCTTGTTCTTAATTAAATCTCGTCTTACCATCTCATTTCTCCTTATACGATTTTTCGATAGCAGCTCCTAACTCATCCATTTTTGTCATAGTGCCGGCTTCTTTGAATCGTCCATATGCTTTGGCTGTAGCACAGTGCTCAATACACTTCATAACCCGGTCGAGCAGTGCGTACAGGCATACGTAGCCAATAAGAAACATGATAATAATATGAATAACTGTAAAATGCATAAATTTAATCCTCCTCTAAAATTT